ATCAAAGAATATTAATAAGAAGTTTATTGTAAATGGTACTATTGGTTCTGATGATACAAGTGTCCCTGCAGCTTCGGTTGATGCCGAGATTCGTAATTTAACTATTGATATTAGTGGTACTGGAAAGATACGTGGTGCTGGTGGTGCTGGTGGAGTCTATGGTACTAACTCTGGAAAGGGTGGAGATGGAGGCACAGCTCTCTATGCTAGAAGCACTGCTACAAGTACTGATCCTAATTCAACGACTAAATTTATAAAGATTATTTTAACACCTACTTCAGAACTCTTTGCTGGAGGTGGAGGTGGAGGTGCAGGCCCCAAAGGAGGTAGTGGTGGTACTGGAGCAAGTGTGCATAATTTAGCTGGAGGTGTTGGTGGGCCAGGTGGTAATGGAGGTAATGGTGGTAATGGTCAAGGATATAATTCTGGAGTTGGTAATGGAGTAGCAGGAACTAATCCTGGTGAGAATGGTTCTTCTGCGAATTCAAAACAATATGAAGTTAGTGATTATGATAAAAATGATGTTCCCCCTACTGAAAGTGTGAGTGCGAGAACTTATTATAGTGGAACTGGTGGAAAAGGTGGAGTAGGTGGTTATGGAGGTAATGGCGGTACTTTTGGTAGCAGTGGTAATGCTGGTAATAATGCAGGTCAAACACAAGGAAATAAAGGAGGAGATACCAGTAGTGCAAACTATTATCAATTTCCTACAAATGAAAACTTTAATACCTATGGTATGCTTGTAGGTTATACTAAATTAAATTATAAAAACTTTATCACCAAACACAACGATATTTGTACTGCTTTTGCTGAAGCTGCACAACCTGCTACTGATTCTAATGGTACGACTATTGGTTATAAATATCTTGAATTTTGGGATGGTAGTGGTGATGACTGGAATTGTATAATGAATATTGAAGATGCTACACCACATTTAGCAGCAGGAGAGACAGCTGCTTCTAATCCAAGATTTAATATTAATGGATATGGTCTTTTTGCTGATAGTGGTGGTAAAATTAGAATAAGAGTTCGATGGGATGATAGTTCTGGTGACGCTGGAATATCCGTTAATAATATCGTCATAACTGGTCGTAATAGCGAATCAACTTTTACTTATAGTGATGGAGGTGATTTTTATCAGATGATTGATTATGATCCTTTTACATCAGCTGAATGGGGAAGTAGTCCTAATGTTGGAGTATTTGGACAGTATCGAGATGCAACTCATACGGGTAATTATATAACTTTTGGTGGTAAATTAGTATCTCCACCTACATCATTTACTCCACAACAAATAGATGATAGTAATGGTATGGATACTTTTGGTGATGTTACTGATAGTCATAATTCAGGTTCTCATTACGTTGATATTAAACATATTAATATGCCTTCAGGTACTCTTCATGCTCCTATATGGGCAAGAGCTAATTTTGAAGGTTGGCATAAAGGGGTGAAAATTAAGAGTAATATTGCTGCGTTTAATGGTATAGTGGGTGTTGCTCTGAATGATAGTGGTGATGATGATGACTTTGATGATTTGGTTGTATTTCCAACAGATCAAAGAGCATATAATGAATCAACTGGTCAAGGTTTGAAGTTGAATAATGGAGCTATTTTAATAGATAACGCTCCTGCTGTACCAAATGATCAAGGAGTTGGAGGAGGTGCTGGTAGAGCTGTGATTGGTTTAAACTATAATGTAAATATAAGTCAGGCCAACAGTGACAATGTAAAGGGGGATTATCTATAAATGAAATTAAATAAACCATTGAAGCACGTGCGATTGCACCAATGCCAATTCTTTTACTGGGATCCACGTATAGATCCAAGAGAGCCAGAATACGAACCGTCACACACCCCCTATACAGGGGGTTTTTTTATGGTATAATACATATACTCGCAAAAGATTAATGACTGAACTGTTGGATAGATTTCATAACATTTATCTCACTGGTCAAAAAGATAAACCTAATTGGTTTGGTTGTGGTCAAACTGAAGGAGAATTAATGATTGCCACTCATGGAATCCCTCGTATTGGCAGTGATTATAATAAAGCAAGAGATGCTGGTGTTAAGTATATTGAATTAGGTTTTTATGTTAAAGTGAAAGTTCCAGATAAGAAGATTCATAGGTTTTTAAAAAAAATTCCTGGTATTACGAAAGTAGGAACGGAGTCATTTGAAATTACTGGATGTGGTTTGACTCTTGATATTGTTAAGGACATGGTGGAGAAAAAGTTTTTTTCTAATACACCTGCAAAGAAGAAATCTCTTACATTACACCCTCATCAGAAAGAATTTATTGCTAAAGCACAAGCAAAATACTTAGAGTTTCTATTATTTGCTAAATGTAGATCAGGTAAGTCTGTAATGACACTTTCTCATATCATTGATAAAGGTCATAAAGTATCTTTAGTAGTTTCACGTTATAGTTCTCCTATGCAATCATGGAGAGATGATATTAAGGAGTTTAGTAACTTTAATAATCTTGTATTCATTGATATTAATGAGGATGATTATCTACAACAGATTGATTACTGGTATAAGACAGGCAAGCAGTTGATTCTATGGGCATGTGTTCAATCTAGTAGAATTCTTAACTTACCGATTGATATTGATTTTTTAGTTTATGATGAGGCACACGTAGGATATAATCGTAAGCAGTGGAATAGATTGAGAGAAGTAACTAACTGCCCTGTATTATATGTTACTGGTACTGCATATAAGTTGCTTGATGATTTTACAGATTCACAAAAATATAGTTACTCTTATTTTGAAGAACAATATAATAAGAAAAAAGGTTTAAATAATCGTCCTTCTATGGAGGTTATTCTAGCAAAATATGATTCTTCTAAGTATCAAGCAATCTTTGGTAGTGATTCTGATGGTTTGAAGAACATATTCAATACTGATGATGGTAATTTTGTAGAACCTTCACTTGTTCAGGAGTTTGTTACTGATAATTTTGGTACTCAACGTACTTTACGTCCTAAAGATCGTTTGTTGAAGGATTCTACTCATTTATATCTTACATTACCTTCTGTTGCTGCTTGTCGTGCTATTGTAAAGTATATGAAGGGAACACGATTCGCACCTTTAGTTGTTACTGGAGAGACTGGTAAGGATGCTGAAGATATTAATAAGCACATTGAAGAGAATCCTAATGGTTCTTGTATTATCACTCGTACTGCTAATGTATTGGGTTTAACTGCATCTAAAATTGATACTATTATTAATTGTGCAGAAGGTAGTAGCATGGAATTCTGGACACAATTTGCATTTCGTGGTGGTTCTGGTGACCATAATTGGAAGGTGATTGATTTTTGCCCACAACGTTGTTTAGAGGCTATTAGACAGGCTTACGTTGCTGCCTGTGAAAATAATCCAAAGATTGCTGAATATGGGTTATCTGATTACGTTGGTATTTCTGAGTGGATTAAAGGATTTACTCAAGTTAGTGATGAGAGAATTTATGAGATTTTATCAGCAGACGTGGGTAATGCTATTCGTTTAGTTTCAGGATTGGCTACCAGAATGGACTTTAATAAACTACGTGACCTTGAGTTTAATCTAAATCTCCAACCTGTAGGGTCTAATGTTACTAAGAGGGTACAGTTGAATGATAACAATGCCAATGGTAAGAGCAATAAGAAAATGGTTAGTAAACTAACTAAATCTGAGAAAGACGATATATATCAGAAGATTGATACTATTCAGTCAATCTTAGAACGTATTCCTTTGGTTCTTTATCATGCTATTAATTCTGGTGAGGTTATGAATACTACTGATTCTGTAATTAACTCACCTCATTATGAACCTGTGACTCTTGATGATGAGAGAATTTTGAGTAAGGCACTAGATTATGGGGTTATTAGGAGAGATCATTTAAGCAAAAGAATTAGTGGTGCTTATGTGGATATTCAATACTCCATTACAAAGGATGATGTTAGGACACTTGATGAACTGTCCAAATCAACTAAAGATCATAAGAGTATTCCTGTAGAATTGTTTCAAGAAATGATTGGAGTCTAATCTAGTGACTAAACTTCTTCTTGTGGGTGATCCTAAAGGAGTCCATAGTAAAAGTGCTCTTAAGAAATATGAACCTGAAGATATATGGGTGTGGGAGAATGATTCGAGACACATCTATACAATTAACCAGATTTCTCCTAAAATAAATGTAATTAACAATCTAAAATGTTTTCCTGATAATATGAAATTCTTCTCCCAAGCCATAGCCAATCCACCTTACATAAAGAATCTTCATCTTGAGTTTCTCAGAGATCAACTTAAAATATCTGACGTAGTTACTCAAATTCATCCTGCTGGTTGGTTATTTCGTAATGGTAAAAATATTGAGAAGGAAGTAAAGGATATGCTCAAAGGTAGGATTAAGAGTTTAACATTCCTTAATGGTAATGCTGTATTTAATGGGGCAGAATTTGATTGCCCTTTAGTAATTACACATGCTACTAGATCTTATAATGAACCTATTGAATTGTTTTATAAGAGTTCTGGTAACAAATACTATGTAAATGATTTGAGTGAGATTCCTACAGGATTTTGGGAACCAAAGGATATACATAAGAGTATTGTTGAGAAATATAAGGAACTTACAAAGAATACATGTTTGAATGATATTGCAGGTAAATATAAAGGTGGTTCTTTTGTTCAACCCCCTCGTACTTGTGGTCATGCTATGAGCAAAGACCCTGATAAGTTTTGTACAAATGATTTTTATACTTTCTTTTATCGTAATAGTGATATTTGGAAACTTAAACCTAAAGAACCATGCTATAATGTTAATAATACTAAAGAAGGAGAATCTTTAGTTTCGTTTATGAAAACTAAGTTTGCAAGATTTGGCTTGTCTATTCATAAGATTTCTAGGGATTCATACCTTAGTAGATACTTATCAAAGGTTCCTCTTCCCCCTCTTGATAGAGAGTGGACAGAGAATAGTATTATGGAGTATTATTCTATGACTCCTGAACATATAGAATATATTAATAATTTTATTCCTGATTATTATGTCCAAGAAGAATAAACATAATAAAACTGTAGGTTCTACAGTAGAAAGAACCGATGAAAGAATTAATGAGACTGGTGAAGTCTTTACTCCACCAGAGTTATGTAAACAAATGGTTGATGAAATACCATTAGATATTATTAAGAACCCAGAATCTACATTCTTAGATAACTCTGCTGGTAGTGGTAATTTTATCATTGCGTTATTAAATAGGTTGAAAGAATATCATTCAGAAGAACATATAGTAAATAATATGCTTTATGCAATAGAAATGATGGAAGATAATCATAAAGAAATATGTGAAAGATTGGGAGTACCAGTGGATCATCCACATTATGTTTGTCATAATGCACTGACCTATGATTATAGTTTTGGTAAACCTGTTGGTGTGGAGGCCTTTTTTACCAGTTAATGAACTGGCACAGTCTCCTTCCAATAGGTTGACGGCAGTGTTATAATATATTCAGTTACAAAGCATTAATGCCATTACGACCACACCAAAAGGATGCTCTGGACGCTATGGCAAAATACCCTAAAGGTCAGGTAATAGTACCTACAGGGGGTGGTAAGACCATGTGTATGATAGAGGATGCCAAGAGAGTATTCCGTACACAAGAGGTTGCAACCATTGTTGTAGTTGCTCCACGTATCCTATTAGCAGAGCAACTATGTTCTGAGTTTATGGAACAGATTGATGATGTTCATGTATTGCATGTTCATAGTGGTGAGACTGAATATAATTCTACAACAAAGGTAGATCAGATAAGACTTCATAACTTCATGTGTTATGAAACAGATTCTCATCAAATCATCTTTACAACATATCATTCACTACATAGAATACAAGAGAGTGATATTGTAGTTGATGTAGTTTACTTTGATGAGGCTCACAATAGTGTTCAACGAAACTTTTTCCCTGCTGTGGAACATCTTGCAACTCTGGTTGCTGACAGGTGCTTTTTCTTTACTGCTACTCCTAAGCACAGCCTTACTCCTTTCAAAGCTGGAATGAATGATAGTGATGTATATGGTCAAGTAATATGCCAAGTACCAGCACCCAAGTTGGTAGAGCAAGGTTACATTCTACCACCAAAAGTAGAAGTATATGAGTCACGTTTGTTAGATAAGCATGAGTTGGTTGCTGATAAGGATTGTGAGCAGATGATAGATTCTATTGATAATTTAAAGAAGGATAAGGTATTGATATGTGCTAAGTCTACTAAGCAGATTGTAAACTTAACATCACAGACTGACTTCTGTGTTCAGTTAAGAGAACGTGGTTATAACTGGATGTATATTACTGCTAAGACTGGTGCATTTATCAATGGTAAGAAGGTAGGTAGAGATAAGTTCTTTGAGGTATTGAATGAGTGGGGTAAGGATAATTATACTAAGTTTGTAGTTCTACATCATAGTATATTATCTGAGGGTATCAATGTAAATGGACTTGAGGCAGTATTGTTCTTACGTTCTATGGATTATATTGGTATCAGTCAAACAATCGGTAGAGTGATCCGCAAGGGGGCAACTGATAAAGCATACGGTTTAGTTTGTGTTCCAGTTTACTCTAAGGTGGGTGTATCTACTGCACGTAAAGTAGAGGCCGTTGTTGATACTATTTTCAACAAGGGTGAAGCAGCAACATCAGTGGTAACAAAATGAGTAAAGAGATTCCTACAAAAGAATACATGCAAGATGGGTGGGATAGTGGCCCTATTGGTTGCCACCCATACAAGAGAGGTTCACGTCATAATAAGATTGGGATGTGGATTATGTGGATATTCTATGGTATAATTCTTATACAGGTAATACATGCTATGATAGTATTACCCTTCTTTCCTATTCCTTTTGCAATACTATTAGGATTAGGTTTCATAGTCTATGTGGCATGGAGGGCAACATGATAGGACAGTTTCAATGGATAAATGGGTATCAGGATAAGAACTCAAATCCTGTATATAAACATGCTAAGAATCCTGACAAGTGGGATGTAAAATGTAGTAGGTTAATCATGTCATGTTATGGTGATGATGGTGCAATAGACATTAGACTCATGGATACTGATAATGATTTTCAACATCAAATAAACATTACTGTCGATGATGATGGTAAGTTACAAGCAATAGTATCGGAACAAACTAAATGAAGGATACTATTCTATATGGAGATTGTAGAGAGACTCTATGTGGATTTCTACCACAGAGTGCAAGGATGTGTGTTACATCTCCACCATACTACGGTCTAAGAGACTATGGTGGAGAAGATTCACAGATAGGACAGGAACAAACACCAGAAGAATTTATTGAACAGTTAGTAAACGTATTCAAGGAGGTTCGCAATGTGCTTACAGATGATGGAACTTGTTGGGTTAATATTGGGGATAGTTACTATAACTACAGGCCAGGCAGAGGACAAGGATTGGTTAAACAAACAGTCTCAAATACTAAACAAGACTTACCAGATATGTGTCCTCGTAGAGGAAATAGACTCGAAGGACTCAAAGAAAAAGACCTCATTGGAATCCCATGGATGTTCGCATTTGCAATGCGAGCAGATGGATGGTATTTGAGACAGGATATAATATGGCATAAACCTAATCCAATGCCTGAGAGTGTGAGAGATAGATGTACCAAGGCACATGAGTATATCTTCTTGTTTAGTAAGAATAAGAAATACTTCTATGATAATGAAGCAATAAAGGAACCTGCAAAGGACTGGGGAACCAGAGATAGAACTAATGGTAAGTATCATAATGAAGGATCAGGACTACAACCACATTCGGGGTTGACTAAGAGTTATGAGAAGAAGAATAAGAGAAGTGTATGGTCAGTAACAAAGAAACCATACAAGGGAGCTCACTTTGCTGTATTCCCACCCGACTTGATTGAACCATGTATATTGGCTGGTAGTGAGAAGGGTGATACAATATTAGATCCATTCATGGGCTCAGGGACAACTGCTATGGTGGCAAAGAAATTAGATAGGCATTACATAGGTTGCGAACTACATGAGAACTATGGTAATCTAATAGAGGAGAGAGTCTTACCCTATGAGAATAGATTAGAGAAGTTTTATGAAGACAGTTGAAAGGCATAGTTATGATGGTAGTAAGATAATAAAGACAAGAACACTTGTCTTTGAACCTTATAATTTTAGTGAATTGAATATGTGTCTGGTAACAGGACTCATACAAAAGAACCTTAAACCTGATTTGTTGAAGCGTAAGAGGTTGAAGTTTAGAGATGAGACTAACAAGTATTATGGTCACTGTTATCATGCTACACAGGCATTATATTATGTGATGGATACTGACCAGTTAATTCCTATGAGTGGTGAAGATTATAGAGGAGAGAAGCACTGGTGGTTACAAAATAAAGATAACATATATGATTGTACTGCCGAGCAATACTGGACGGTTGGTAAATTGCCACCCTATCACGTGGGTAAGAAATCTAAGTGGTATGGATGGAAGCAAAGACCCCAACAGGTATCATTGGATCTAATGGTCAAGGTGTTGACAGATCGTTTAATAAGGGATATAATAGAAGAGTTCTAAGGTTGCTGAACGCATGACCACATCATTCAATGAAACTATATTAGGTTTCAATCCAATATCAAATGATATTGAAGTATTTGAGGAAAATATTACTCCACAAATAGCTCAGTATATTCTTATTCATCATAATAAGGATAATAGGAAAATAACCAACTCTCAAGTTAATAAGATTGCTAAGAGTATTCGTACAGATGGATGGTTGAAAGATGGTCAACCACTTACATTTAATAAAGAAGGTAATATTACAGAAGGACAACATAGACTTCATGCAATAGTAAGTGAGGATGTTACTGTCCCTATGATTGTTGTATTAGGTGTAGATTTAGATTGTTTTACTAATGTAGCTCCCCCTAAACCACGTAAACCAGAGGATGAGATTCAAAGAAAGGATAAATCTGCCAAACCAGCCGAAATTAGTTCTTTAAGACAACTTCTAAAGCGTAGACAGGGAGTTCAACTGTCTATGAAAAATGCTATAGTTCAATGGAACTATTGGAAGAAAGATGTTCGTTCAGGTCTTGATCTTGTGGATGGATTCTTTGATGAAGTATCACAGTTTGATCCTTGGAAGAGAACATTTGCAGCGTGGGCGGCACTTATGATTTCTATTGGAGAAGGTGAGGGTGCTGAAAATCTTTTAGATTTAATTTCTGATAAGATTTTAAGAGATCCACCACACTCTACATTAGCTGGAGATTTTTTGGAGTTCTTAAATACTGATATGTTTGTTTTTGGCAACAATGCAGGTAGAACAGATGTAATATACAATCTATTATGTGTTGCATCTGATCGTATATTGAAGAGACCAAATGGTGAAATACAATTAAATATAACACCAGAGAAGTTAAATCATACCAGTTTGAAGAAATCAGGAGTTTATAGGAAATTCTTAGATGACCCTCAGAATTTAGTAGATGCTGTCTATTTTAATACAGAGGTTTAGTCACATTAACAAGTGTCACAAGAGGGGTCGCCAAGACCCCTTTTTTAGTATATAATATATACATACCAAAAGAGGAATCTCCCATGCGTTGTGAAGTCAAACTTTTAGTTGCTGGTCGTCTTTTCTATGAAGAAGTAGAAGCAAGAGACTATTCGGATGCTAGGCAGACAGCCCTCGCAAGAAATCCAAAAGCAACAGTGGTTAGTGTAAATGCCAAATTTTAAAGAAGAATTACTTAAACTATTGAAAGAGGATGCTTACCGTAAAGGTGAGTATTCTCTTTCTTCTGGTAGAACAAGTGAGCATTATGTGAACTGTAAACCAGTTACATTAAGTTCAAGAGGTCTTATTCTCTCCAGTATATTATTAACAGAACACGTAGACAAGGACAGTGTGGCAGTTGGTGGATTGACACTTGGTGCTGACCCCTTAGTGAGTGGTATTGCTGTTGTGGCAGCGACAGAAGGATTGAAGTTAGATGCCCTTATTGTGCGTAAGGAGGCAAAAGGACATGGTACAGGAGCATACATTGAAGGGCCAACTTTAAAGGAAGGTGCTAATGTAACTGTTCTTGAAGATGTGATTACCACTGGTGGTTCAGCAATTCAGGCAGTTAAAAGACTACGTGATGCTGGTTATGTGGTTAATCGTGTTGCTGCTATTGTAGATAGACAAGAGAATGGTGAAGCTGATACTGCTATGAAGTTAGCAGGGTTGGAACTGGTAAGTATATTCACATTGGATGATATTATCAATGCCAAGAATGAATAATGAAACTAAACTTGTCTTTGCTCTTGAGCATGTAGCACACCTTGAAGATTTGATTGTGGATAATGAGTATGAAACATACTTATCACAAAGTCTCTCAACCATGAAGTATGAACTTATCAGGCAACTTGACAATGAGCAACACAGAAAGAAAACCAAGACAGACTAACTATCAAACATTCTATAAGGATGCTATTGATAAGAAGAAAGGTTATGTTACCAAGGACGGAACATGGGCAGCAGTTCCAATATTAGGTAGTAGACAGTTTGCTATTATTCATAATGGTGAGCGTGTTCATACATCAAGAAATTTTGACTTTGCCAAGTCATACATATTAAAAGAGAGAAGGAAACACAAATGAATGAAATTGAAAGATGGGATCGTGCCAGAACTCTAATGTTAGAGTCATTATATAAACCTGACCACCAATTAAGATCATGTGCTTTTAATCAAGAATGTAAAGATGAATTGTTGGAGATTAGAGATCAGGTGGTTGAAATGGTCAGAGAGATGGAGAATCCACATTCTCCACCAACTAAATTACCATTTGGTAAGAAGAATGACCACGTGGAACCCACAATTACCACCCCAGCTGGTGAGATTAGTGAAACTCTTATGAGTGGAACATTAGGAAATTATTATAATAGTGATAAGAAATGGAGATAGATGAATTAGAGGAAGAGAGATGTATAGATGATGATTATAATTTAATCAATCACTATTACAGAGCTAAAAGGTTGCATCCCAATATTCCTTTCTATCTCCAAGATGAGAGAGGTGAAACCTTTGAGTTTAAGTGGGATTTAATTTATCAGTATT